ACATCTAGTAATCTCTTCAACAGTTACTAGTGAACGTTCATTTGAACCTGTAAAAATACTTCCATACTCTCTATCAAATGATAAAGGAGAATATGTAGCTGAATTTTTCTTCTCAATAACATCTGCAAAATCTAATGTACCAAATCTTGTACCCATTTCATAAGAACTACCTAATACAATAGTAGGTTGTCCATTAACCATTTCATTGAACAATTCCATGTATTTCTCATAACAATAAGATTGTTTATGTGAAGCAGTAGTGATATATGCTTGAGTCTTTGAATATTCATTAGGGTCTGCACCATGCTTTGTCATACGTGGTTGTGCTAAGATTGGAAGGATAACGTTATTGATTGTATCTCTATCCATTTTCTCATCAACAATCTCTTCTAATGCAATACCATTTGCACGTAGACCACGAGATGATTCTCCAACTGTTAAAGTATCAAGTGATGAACCATTTCGGAATTTTAAGCTCACATAATCCTTTTGGAACTTCCAATCCAATAACTCATTCTTTAAGATAGGATAATCTCTCCAAAGTTCTTCTACTTTCTCTTGAACAACTTTAGCTGACTGAGTTTTTGTAGGCATTGCTAAACAGATACTAGCATCTGGATACATCATACATTTTAAATAATGCGCCATTACATCTATGTAAGTCTTAGAAATACCACGACTTGCCACTATTCCTACTTTTTTATTTCTAAAGAATGACCTCAAGAAAACACGTTGGAATGGTGTTAAGTCAAAACGTGTAATATCTGTTTTAATATAATCTATAAAATAGTCTGGGTATTCTCTAAAGAACGATAAGGATTTTCTAAATTCATCCTTAACAGCATCATAAGTGCCACCATTAGTTTTCTTCTTCTTCTGATTCTGATTCATAGTCTATAACCTCATCTCGCCACTCTGTATCTGGCTCAACAGTAACAGGCTTGTCAACTAATCTCTGTACGAATTGTTGGTAATACATTAACATGTAATCAATGTCATCTTTTTTAAAGTCAATAAGTTTAGGTGGAACAAATCCTTCTTTTTCAATTTCTGCCCAAACTTGAGAGAATGACATCATACCACTAGCTTCTGAACCACTCTTTTTATCTACTGGTCTGAAACCAGAAGACTTCAACATAATGTCATATTCTTTATTAATCTTACTATACTGTGTAAAATCTTTTCTTGCTAATGCATTATCTAATTCTACAGATAATTTTGCTAAATTCTTTAACATTTGACGATGGTTGATATCTTTAATTTCATAACTCATCATCATGTCTTGGTAATACTTCTCTAATCGTAAGTATTCATGCTTTTGGTATCCGATTCCCCAACGTGAAACTAGTGAATCAGAATACTCAATAATCTCTCCATCTTCCCTTTCAATTGTATCAAGGGCTTGTGAAGCTTGGATATCAAGACTAGTACCGATACCAACAGCAGGACTATCATCAAAGCTTTTATCTTTTACTTGATTAAGAGAGTTTATTTTACGAACATATTCTCCTAGTGGATGATTCTTAGATTTTAATGCTTCATCCCAATACTTCTGATTAAAAGGTTTATCAATTTGTCGTAAGAATGTAATTACTTGTTCTAAGTCATTTATATCAACTTGTTTACGAACACAATCACGACACGTATTAATTCTTCCATCTGGAAACAGTGGACTATCAACCTTAAAGAAATATGTTACTGCCTTGTTATTACCACAAGATGAACATTCCTTTTTAGGCGTTGGCTCTTTTTTCTTCCTAGTACTCAATTACTTCACTCCTTTTACACACAATATGAAAAGGATATTTATTAGATGTCCCAACCACAGGGAGAGTTGCGATTGAGACACTTTAAAATACCCTTCATATATTAGTGCTTTACAAAGCACTTTTGTATGTATTTTGATAAAATCGCTCTTTTATCTTAAATAAATTCTCTGTCATGATAGAATCCACCACGGATTAAACACCACTTCTTAACTGTCATATAATCGAATAAACCAATTTGACAATCTATTAAAACACCATTAGGCAACCTACGTCCTGCTAACTGGTCTTCACTAGCTAATAATACTGAGACTTCTGTTTTTTCACCATACATTGCTTTTGCTTTTTTCTTCACAACATCTATTAAGTGTTTTGTACCAACAACTATTGGGATATCATATTTTAAAGATGCATTAATCAATAATGTAGTCTTTCCTAACCCTCTTTCTTTTTCTGATACTCGAATTAATTTTCCATACATTGGCTTCTGCTTATCTCCAGAAAAAGCAATTTCCAATTTTAATTTCTTTTCAATTTCTTCAAATCTTTTTAATCTTTCTGTTTCTTCATTGTCAAAATTGTATCCATTCTTATGTAGGCTTGTTAATACATCTGTAATTTCTTTGCCACACTTGAATCCATTCTTATTCAATTCCGATAAAGTTTTTAAATACTCCAACAATTCCAATCTTTCTTCATTCATCATCATCATCAATCTTCTTTCTTATTAAAATGTTTTTCATTTAAAAGTTACCCATCGCACTTCAATTTCGCCATCTTCATGAATAATGTGATAGCTTTGTGACGGTGAGGAAACCTTTCTCAACTTATTAACTGAAAAATTATCTGCACCTTTTAAACTCGCACTAACTGAAATAAATTTGTTGTCGAAAACTTCTTTCACAAATCTTGTATGTGTGTGACCCATTAATACTAAGTCATATTCAATTCCGTCAAGCTCTGAATGTGTAGATAGTAATTTTGCATCATTCTGATTATCTAAATCTCCATGTAACGCTAATACGTTCTTTCCACCAAAAGTAAATGTATGCTTGTAATCTTCTGCTTGTTCGTATTTAATTCTTGTATTCTTCGTATTAATAATGAATTGCTCAATTGTATAGTTTATAGCCTTTACTGCATGGTCTCCATCAAGACTTTTATTTTTGTCTCCATCCACACGGTCATGATTGCCAGCTATACCTGCATATGTTACATTTACATGCTCTGAGAGAGCCATTAGAAACTTCTGAATGATATCAGATGCTCTTACAATCTGTTCTGAATATGTAAATTCAATTCCTGCTCCTTGACCAAATCTCATAGAGGAATGTTCAATTGTATCTCCTGTATTCATTACATATACATCTGTGATTCCATTAATCTTAATTTCTGAAATTAATCTGTTTAAATATTTTGATAAACGGTTTTTAGCAATTTCAAAATTGTATTTATTTACCTTATTATCCACTAATGCCCCAATATGTAAATCTGACAAACTAACAATCATTTTAGCTTTGTTATTAATTTTAAGTTCTTCTGCTTTAAATTGTAATTCTGTAAAATCATAATTTTCTAATACTTCACGAATTTCTTCTGCAACTAAAATAGAATCTGTTACATCTCGTTTTACTTTATTTAATTCTTTTAACACACCTTGATTGGCACGTTTTGCAATGTAGATTTCTCCAACTTTGTTTTTAATAGAAGTAAGTAACTTATCAGATACAAAGTTTTCACGCTTTTCACGAGTTGGAAGTTTGCCGATTTTATCTTGATATGCTTTTATAAGACAACGATAGGATTCATTATTGTCTGCATCAAAATAACCTTCTTCTTCCATCATTTTTACTAAGACCGCCCATTGACATAATCCAGAAGGGGAAGCCTTTTGTAATTCTAATTTAATCTGTACTGCTGTATTCAAATGGTCTTCTGTTACAGAAATTTTGTCACCTTGTTTATTCGTATATGACCGCATATCTCAATCACTCCAATTCTTATTCTTCGTCCTCAACTTCTTCTTCATAATCGTCATCTTCATCTACACCATAAATCTCAATATCTTCTACAATAGAAATCTTAACAACTTTGCCATCAAATGATTTTAAGTGTTCAAAAAATGGAATAGTTTCTACTGTATCCTTTTTAGTTTCATAAACTACACCTTCTGCCATATTAAGCTCACCTTTAACAGAAAATGAATTTGTACGCTTTGCCATTCTAATTACCCCTTTATTCTTATTTATTTATACTAGAATAAGCCAAGAACACAAGGCTCTTGACTTTTCTATTTCTCTTCCCGACCACTTGCATTATGCAAGAAATTATTCAGTTGTTGCTGTTGCTTCTGTATCTGAATTAGATTCAAATACTTCTTTGTAGGAGCGAGGTTCGCCACCGACAAATACTTCTTGTGCTTCTACAGTTGTATATGTACCATCTTCGTTTTGTTTCACATGTGCAGGAATACGTCTTAATGCTGATTTGTATTGTGGTTCAAACTTTGTTTTATTTTTACGTGCTTCTTCTCTACGCTCTCTACGATTCTTCATATCTCTATCCCCTTGTATTCTCAAATTTTTTCTTCTCTATATATAGATTCTTAGATAATATTATAAATAATAATATTGCTTACATAACAGCCTAGATATCAAATCGACTTGGAAATCATCACCAATCACTATTGTGAAAAGTTTTATTCTAGGGTTTGGAAAAATACTATGAAACTAAATCCTAAACCGCTAATCAAGTTAATATGCTAAACACTAAACCCTAATATGCTGAATGCTATTCATCGCTGTATAATACAGACCACTTTATCCTAAGTAGTTTGTTCTCATATTTCTACAAATTATGTAGTTTAAGGGTTGATTGTTTTTGTCGATTTACATCGTTATGCAAGCAATACATCTAAAAATCAGTTGTTACTTAAAGTTCAATCGTTGTTGCGATGTTTGACTCATCAATGACACCATTGATTTCTACGACAAACTCACTTAAAAACTCTTGGTGTTTTTTAATTTCAGCAGAATCAACTAAATATTCTACTTGTGCCATAGCTGTCTCTAACTCATCACTTGTCAAGTTTTCTTTATTTAATCTAGCGTTGTAAGTTTCAACTCGACCTTCTGCACGAGATACTGAGAAAGTATATGCTTGTGTTAATTGTTGAATTTTGAAACGTGTATCTTTTTCAATCAACAATGCTTCGGCAAGTGTCATTACCTTTCCTGCAATTTCAACATTTGTTACTAGGTTGGACTTATTAATTGCTGATTTAATCTTACTATATTCAGCTAACAAGTCTTGATGCTTTTGGTACAATGATGAAATCTCTCCACGAGCTAATTCATGATTCTTGTCACGAGCAACTTTTGTATCTACTAAATCAACTTTCTCTTTAGAAGAAATTGCACCATACTTTTGAATCTTAGCTACTACATCAGATAATTGAGACTCGATTGTATTTAAACGTGTTAAACCTCTTTTAATTGTTAATGTGCGTTTTTCCATGAAAACATCCCCTTTGGTTTTATTATTTTAAATCTAAGTCCCATATCGGATTCGAACCGATGTCGTCTGGGTGGAAGCCAGAAATCTTAACCAAGCTAGACCAATGAGACATGAAATGCGGGTAGCAGGACTCGAACCTGCGACATCTAGCTTCCAAAGCCAGTAGGCTACCAACTGCCCCATACCCACGTGATATTAATTTTATATGGCAGGAGCAAAAGGAATCGAACCTCTGACTACGGTTTTGGAGACCGTTGTTTTACCACTAAACTATACTCCCATATGGCTTCGGAGGAAGGAGTCGAACCTTCACGCTCTTGGGTCAAAGCCAAGCGACTTTACCAGTTTGTCTACTCCGAAATATTATGGTTTGGGATGGAATCGAACCACCGACACGATGAT